GTAAAGTAAAAGATCTTATTCAAAGAATAGGTCGTGTTGTGAGATGGGAAGAGGGTAAGCAGGCGCTTATCTTTCATTTACACATCGAAGGTAGTCAAGAGGAGAAATGGGTTTCTTCTTCTCAGATGGGTCATAGTGTTGAGGTTATAAAACTAGGAGAGTATTTACTATTTCGTAAAGAGGCTTAATACTCTCCTTTTTTATATAAAATATATGCAGAGTAGTTCACTGCAGAGCGGGGACACATAAAATTGTGCGCTATAGTGTCCGGGAATATTAGGTCTCGTGGGGGGTTAGTGGTTTTTCGCCCCACGAGAACAATTCTTTTTATTAATGAACTAAAATTATAAACTAAAACAATAGATATGGCAAACTTAATAAGCCCTTGCTGTGGGGATGATTACACAGAATTAGACTTTAGAACAGAAGAACATATGTATACCTGTTCACGTTGTAAACAAACTTTTGAGATTCCTGAAACGGATTATGAATTCAGTGAAGCAGCTAAAGAAGCTAGAGAAGAAGACCGTATGGATGAACGTAGAGATATGGGGGAATGAAATCGATAGCCGAAGCAAAACAATATTTACGAAATAATTATAAAAAAGGTACAGTATGTCCATGTTGTAATAAATATGTAAAAGCATATAAAAGGAAGTTAAACTCTGGCATTGCTAGATCATTAATTATTATGTATAAATTAGAAGCATTCTGGTTTGATAATAAGTATATACATGTACAAAATGAATTTGCAAAACTAAAACTTAGAGCAACAACCATGGACTATGCATATGCAGAGAAGTGGGAATTAATTGTTGATGGTGATGAAATAGGTACCTGGACTTTAACTAAGAAAGGTGTAGATTTCGTTGCTAATAAAATAGTTTTACCAGATCATTGTTTGGTGTATAATGGTAATGTATATAGTTGGAGTAATAATTTAATTAATATTGAACATGCTTTAACAGAGTCATTTGATTATCAAAAACTTATGACAATATGAATTATCAAGAAGACTCTTACGAGAAAGCGCTGAGAATATATGGACTAGATGCTGAAAAAGATCTGATGTATAAAATGAAGCAACTCATTGGAAAACATACTATTACAACGTATACAAAGAAGAAAAAAACTAAGAAAAAGATAGTATACAAACTATGAGTTTCTTATATTTGTTAACCTTTTAAAAAACAACATATGGCAAATAAAATTTATAGCTGCACAACATCAACTATGGATAACCTAGAGACAGACAAGAGAGTACCTGAGTATTATAAAGGTAAAAATGGATATGAAGCTCGTAAAGTATGTGATAACTTTGACCTTCCTTACCATCTCGCAACAGCCGTTACATATATAATCAGGGCGTATCATAAGCATGATACTCCTGTAGATTGTTTAACCAAGGCTATAGCTCATCTAGAGTTTGAATTAGAAAAATTTAATAACCAAAAATTACCCTTTTAATATGGCAAATTTAATTATCATTTGTGGCAAGTCCGGATCTGGAAAGTCAACAAGTGGGAGAAATCTTAATCCAAAAACCACATTATGGATTAACTGTGACCAAAAAGCATTACCCTTTAAAGGTTGGAAAAAAAATTATAGCAAAGAGAATAAAAACTATACTAAAACTTCTAATCTCCAAGATGTAGTAAATACTTTGAAGGTTGTACCAGAGAAAGCAAAACATGTAAAAACTATTGTAATCGATACCATTAACAGATTAATGACTGATAAAGTAATGGGAGAGAGACACATTAAAGGTTTTGAAAAGTGGAGTAATCTTTCAGGTGGTATTTATGATGTATTTACTGTCATAAATCAAGTTTTACCTGATGATGTTGATGTATTTGTATTAGCGCATTCCGATGAGGGATATAGTGATATGGGTGCTCAGTATCGTAAAGTAATGACGGCTGGAAAGCAATTAGATAAAATTGTTTTAGAGTCTATGTCAAGTGTAGTACTGTTTACAACTATTGTATCAGATGGTAAAGGAAAGAATGAGTATTTCTTTGAAACTCAAACAGATGGTACATCAACTGCGAAGTCGCCAGTAGATATGTTCTCTGAATATACTATACCAAATGATATGGAATTAGTAAAAAAGACTATGGAAAAGTATTACAACGAATAAAAATGAAGTTTAACTTAAAATAATTAATAAGATGAGTATGTATAACATGAACCAAGAGGTTCAATCCGAAGGTATGTCAACCAAATTATTCGAGCTAGGAATTAGTGATGATAATGAAATGACGAATGTAAGTGTAGAAACAGCTAGTAATGGAAATAAATTCTTAAAGTTTTCATTTACAAGCGCAGATAGCGGAAATTTAAGTCATTTAGAATGGCCTATTGACTCAGCTGTTGAAGGATGGGAAAAGAAATTAACTTCTCAAATGAAAAGAGTAAAACATATTATGACTAAGTTTTTACCAGAAGATAAGTGTATGATTACAGCTAATGATTTTGATGGCTTTTGTAACCAAGTTATTGCTTTATTAGCTAATACTTATGTAGGAAAGAAACTAAGAGTTAAGACTGTATACAGTTATAATAATTATATCTCTATTCCAAAGTATGTTCCATTCTTAGAAGACATGAGCGTTGAAAAAACTAAATTGAACATTTCTAGTTTTGATAAAATGGAGAAAGATGAGGCGGATAACCCTTCTACTTTAAACTCTAATGCGTTTAATAGCGCAACAACGGAGCCTGCAGAATCTGATCTACCTTTCTAGGTAGTTAGGTTTTTAGATAGGGGAGGTTATTAATGTAATATGCTGAAGACCCTCCCCTATTTATTTACAAATGGTAACGTATAAATTAACCCCCTCATTAACTAAAGAAAATATTCTAAAAAGAATAGGTGAATATCAAATATTCAGTTACTATTTAGGATGTGATTTTAAATCAGGTGTGATAATGAAGAGTCCGCTCCGACAAGATGATACACCTAGTTTCTCTATATTTACTGACCGCAAAGGAGTTCTAAGATTTAAAGATTTTGGAACAGGAGACACTGGTGATGTATTCACATTCATTCAACGACTATTTGGAAATGATTTTTATTGTTGTTTAATAAGATTAAATGAAGATTTCAAATTAGATTTAATGTACAATAAGAAAAATGAGGTGCATAAACCCTTTGATGGGTTTACAACAGCGATAAAAGAATTATCGTTTGATGCAAAGAAGAGTATAAATGTAAAAATACAACCGTTTAATTTTATAGATAAACATTATTGGGAGGGATACGGTATTACTGAAGCAGTGCTTAAGTATTATAATATCTTTTCTTGTAAATGTGTTTTTATAGGAGAAAATGTTGTAGGTTATTATAAGAATAATGACCCTATATATGGTTATATGTTCTTTAAAGATGATGAATATACTTGGAAGATTTATCGTCCTTTATCCCTTACCGGGCATAAATGGATGAGTAATACTAATCGAACTATATTCCAAGGATGGGATCAATTACCTGAACGAGGTAATATGATTATAATAACAAAATCACTAAAAGATGTAATGGTTCTAAGAACCCTTGGATTTATTAGTGCTGCATTGCAGAATGAGATTACTAGTATCAAAGATACTGTAGCCCGAGAGTTATATGAAAGATTTAATAAAGTATATATTTTAAATGATTTTGACTTAACTGGTGTTAAAGGTGCAAATAACTTAAAAAAGAAATATGGATTTACTCCTGTATTCTTACAAAGTTTTAGTACGAGACATAACGGATTTAAAGATATATCTGATTTTAGAAAAGATCATACTGCTGAAGAAAGTAAAATTAAAATAGAAAAATTAATATGCAAATAATAAGAGAAAAAACAGTCGATGAACTTATTGGAGATGTAAAAACTAATAAGTTTAAAATCGGTGAAGACTCAATGGGTATAATAATAGACTCATTGATTAATCTGTACTCTGACCCTATTGGTTCTATTGTAAGAGAAGTAACATCGAATTGTTATGATGCACACCGTGAGAAAGATCTGAAAGTTACTGGTACTATACCAATAACAGATGAAGACGATCCTAAATGGTTTCATCCAGCTTCTAAAAAACCACAAATAGAATTTCAAGAGGAGAATATCCTTTTAGGAGTCGGTAATGCTTTTTTATTCCGAGATTTTGGAGTAGGTTTAAGCAAAAAACGAGTAGAAGAGATTTATACTCTCTTTGGTAATTCTACCAAAAGAGATGATAATAATCAAATCGGTGGTTTTGGAATCGGAGCTAAATCTCCATTTTCATATACTGATACTTTCTATATCATGAGTAAGCATAATGGTAAAACATTTAGTTACATGTTGTATAGAGGGAATGATGCATTTCATATGGACCTCCTTAAAGAGGGAGTTACAACTGAATTGAATTCTACTGAAGTGATAATACCACTAGATGAAAAAGAATCCTATAGAGATATTAAAAGATTTATTAAAGCTATTAATAATCAATTAATGTATTTTGAGGATCTTCAATTTATAAATGTAGAAGAAGGTGGAGGACGAAAACTTAAAAAAGCTACTATAGACTATGAAGATCAGGATTTGCTCATTGATTTAAGCCAGCAACATGAATATAATGTAAAAGAAGTACATTTAATAGTTGGGAGAGTCCGCTACCCTTTAAATCATTCTATGTTTGAAGATGGTTTATGGGAACGTGATGAAATTCCATGTGGTATTAAGTTTGATGTAGGAGAATTAGATTTAGTTCCTAGTAGAGAAGCAATTCGATATACAGATAGAACTAAAAATGCTATTCTTACTAAAGTTAAGAGTATAAAAAAGACTCTTAAAAGTGACTGTGAAGCTGAATTAGCATGTACTGAAAATTGGATAACTTGGTTAAAACAGGCTTCTGCATTAAAAGCTAATAGTAACAGGTGGAGAAATAGCTATGATTCTATATTTGCTGTTAAATCATATTTAGCTGAACTTAAGGATAAGAATGTAAGTTGTAATCTGCATGGCCAAACATTGTCTGGTAGTTTATTAGATTCTGAGTATAGAGCAACACATCTGTTTACTGGATTTAGTATATATAAAGTTACGAAAGAATCGAGTAATAATTATATAGGAGGCTATAGACTAAGTAAAACTAAACCTTCAACAGAAGATTTAATAAAATTACCTTTTTTCTTTCAACAACAAATAGATCCTGAAAGTGAAGAGTCTAGAAAAGTATTTCTTAAGAGTAAAGATTTATTTATATTAAATGATCAGTGTCCTGACGGGTTTATCCAGATAAGAAGAGACTATAGTATACTAGAAAACGCTATAGAAAAAGAAAAGAATCTTTTTAATGTTGGTAAGGCTAGAACTATAGAAGGTATACGAGAAGATTTTAATGCTATGAGTATTTTAGTTTCTCATGTAAATATGATTGATTATGATAATGTAGTTATCACAGACGAATATGATTGCTCTGAGTTAGGAACTTTTGAAAATGAACAGGACAGAAGAAAAAGATTAGGTAAAGCTTTTATTCGAAGAATTTATTTTCATGATTCATATGGAGATACTGACAAAGTTAAATTTAGTAATTCTGAGTATGAGATGGCTGAATTAGAAGACTATAAAGCTAAAGGTGGTATTGTAATATACGGTAATTCTAAAGATAATGATTTATTAAAGATGGTTGCCGCATTGTATTATCAAGCTGGTAAGTATTCATCTTTATGTAATTATAGTACAACGTCTTTAGAGGTAGCTACTCATCCTGTAATAATTTTAAAAGCAGCTGTTCCTCTAAATAAACAATTAACCGATTTTATTAACGTAAACAATTTAGCCCCTATGGAAGATCCTATCCTAGTGAATTGGTATACTGCACGGCTTACTGCCGAATCAACTGATAATCTATGCTTCTTTTCTATATTTGAAAAGTTAAATTCTGATTTATATTATAAATGGAAGGATTTAAAAACAAATCATGAAGATAATTATCAACAGCTTCACTATTTAAGTACCCATCATGAGTCTGTTATGGAAACCTTGTGTAAAGACAATGATTGTGTTAATCACAAAATGTTAAAGGACTTAAAAGAACTTGAGTTATATTCTAAGGGTTTAAACATTCTAAAACACTTAGAGTTTGCGCAATTAGATAAGCGAAGTAAAGCAGGTATTCCATCAAAAGAAGTATTTTTAGACTTGAGAGAATATCTTAGATTTAAAGGTAAAGCAGTAGTAAAATTCAAAAAACAAAAAAAGAAAGTGGGGAAAATCCCTATAACTAACAATTAATAAGTATATTTACAAATGACAAATTCCTATTTAGTCTGCAAAATCGGTAAAGATGACGTTCAAATCATTATCGATGGACTACCAAAAAGTATCTCAAAACAATTTAAAGAAGCCGACCAAGTTATAGCATTTGCTCGTAGTTACAATGCTTCAAGAGATCAAGATGAACGTAACGCTATACTGGAGAAAGTAAAAACCTTGCTTACTCCTGCAAATCGTATTCAGCATGCAACTGATGGTCGCTTTGAGTTTGATGGAGGAAATAAAATGTATCTTAAAGGTACAACGGATCCTATCCCTAATTTTATGGCCAAAAAACTTATGAAGTGGTTAGAAGAAGGAGTGCCGTTAACTGGTTTGATCAATTTCTGGAAGCACCTGTTACTAAATCCCGATAAGGCTGTTAGAAAGCAGCTATATGGGTTTTTAGAGAATAATGGGCACCCTATCACAGATAAAGGTTATTTCTTAGCATATAAAGCTTGTAAAGTTAAAAAGACTTATGATACTGAAACCGGTGAGGAGCAGGTTCAGTTTAAGTACAATGGCGATACAGGTG